TGTTGGTCTTTTAAATTCTAATAATGCATCTATTAATTCTTCTGCTTTATCAAAATCTGCGTTTGGATCTCCTACAACTGTAAGCTCTGCAATTTTATTTTGAAATCCGACAACTACTGCGTTATTAAATTCTTGTTTAGAAACAAATCTTACTAAATTATTTTTTGTATCAATACCATTGATTTTTCCTAGTGCCATTTCAGGATCATCTTCGTTTAAATGATTTTCAACTAAAGAAATAATATTATTTGTTCCTTTTGTTTTTAATTTTTCTGCATTTATTTTTGAATACTTACTTGATAATTGTGAATTGGCAGCTCTAAAATAACCACTCATACCTTTTAAAAAATATGAAGATTGATTATTATGAGCTTTTAAATATTCACTATCGTAATCTTGAGACCATTTTAAAAACAAACTTCCATCAGTGTCATCATAATCTACATTATCAGCCCACCATTCATTAAAAGCTAAATTCTTTTTAGTGTTATATTCAACACCAGCCATCTCACCTTTAATGTTATCGTACACTGAAATCCAAAAATTTGATTTTGTTTTATCAATAGTACCTTTATCAACACCTTCTTGATAAGATTTTAATCCATCAAGTCGTGCTGCTTTTTCTGCTTCTGCTGTAGTTTGTTCTGTAATTTTTTTACCAAGACCTTTTCCAAGATCAGTAACACCACTGCTAAATGAATATAAAGCTTGTACTAAAGATTGTGCTTCACTTTCTTTTGGTACACTATAAGCTCCTAAAAAATTCTTTTGATATCTAACTGCCATTATACTTGACCGTATTGGCCTCCTTCTCGTTTTCCATATTCACTAACACCAGCACCAGCAATTTTAAGTGCCATAGCAGTTTTGCTAGGAATAACTGGAGCTTTAAGTGAATAATAAGATTTTTCCATTGCTTTATAAGCATCACTATAACCAAATAGTGTTTGTGTATTTATATCTTCAACTGATTGTGCATTAGCAATAAAGTCTGGTTGATATTCATAACCAATAGACATAAGCACTGCATTTACATTAGCATTACCTTTTTCTAATCCTAATAATTCTGCTTCACTTTGTTCTTTAATTAATTCTGTTTCTTTCTTTTCTTTTTCAAGAGCTGCTAATCTTGTTTCTTTATCTTTTTCTCTATCTAATTCTGCTAAATCAGATAAGTAATTTTTTTGTGCAGATTTTCTAGCTTGTTCATTTCTTTGCGCCTGTAACTTTGCTCTTTGTTTAGCATCGTCGTATTCTGCCTTTGCAGCCATTGTTTGAACTGCAAAATTAGTTACTGCTATTGCTGTTGGATTGCACATTTATTTTTTTACCCCTTGCCATTAATATAAAGTTTTTCTTTTGTTTACCTATTTTTGTTTGTTTAAGTGCTTTAAAGCCACATAATTGTAACCATTTTAAAGTTAACCAATTACGTCCATAAACATAATTATAAATATATTCGTAATTATTTTGTAGTATTGCTATCCAATATCTACTTTCGATATAAAATCTTCTTGGAAATTTTTTAAGTTTTTCAGAAGACAATAACCAAGCCACACCACATCTTTTGTCTGTTGGATCATCACTGACACCAAACATTGCATAAATAAAACCATCATCATCAACAATAGAAAAATTTTTTGCATTAGGTAAAGTAAATGCAGTTAATAATGCTTTTGTTGGTTCTATATCGTGTGAATATTTAATTTCTAATTTATCTATTCTCCTAACATTTGGAGCAAAAGATAAAGCATCTTCAACTTCAGCTGGTCGTACATACGGATCTTTAGTCTTAGGCACGAGCCGATCTTCTGTAATAAAATCCTTCCATCTCAGCTCCAACAAGATTTGATGGTAAATAAGATGAGGTTTTAATTGATACAGAGTGTTGTGTATTTTGTGCTTGTATTGGAACTCTAAAAGTTCCTGTAGTTAAAACCGGTGAACTAATAACTGATGTAGAATTATTAATTATATATCCGTTAAATGTATAAGTTTTATCTGCTCTATTATCATGAGATACAACTACTTGGAAAAATCCAGTATTAACGTAGTCAAAACTCATAGTTCGTATTTGTAATCTTCCACTTGTTAAAGCTATTAAACCACCTTGTTTTCCTGGTTCTCTTAAATATTGAGTTGATAATGTATATAATGTTTCAAAATTAAAACCAAAATATGCTGATGCAATATTTCCATTAACAGTTATTGTAGTTCCAGATTGAGTATTAATTGCAACATCAGAACCGTTAGTTGCATTAACACATTTTAAACCAGCTTTTTCTGTGTATGGTAAAGTAAATGTAGTTAAACCAGTTCCGCCATTATAACTTCCATTTAATTTAGTTCTTTGGTCTAAATAAATATTCATACCAAGTGTACTATCTTCTAAATTTCTTAAATCAATTTTGTATAATTTTGCATTTTGTCTTTCATTAGTTACTAAATAAATATTTGATTCAATAGCAACTCCACCAATTATTTGTACTCCAGTAAAATCCCAATAAGACCAAGCACTTTGTACTTTTTCATTACCATTCCAAAAGTATTTATAAACATACATACGATTTGCTTTTGTTGGATTTACATTACTAGACGCTGTATAAGGCGCAGTATTAGTATCTACACCATCATCGCATAAAACAATTAAAGTATCTTCAATATCGTTTGATATAATTTTGTAAGCATTATTTGGAATAAATGATGGAACTCCAACAGTTACATCAACAGAATCATTATTTGTTGTATCTGGTTCTACAAAATATTCTCTTACTGCAGTTTTATCCCCTTTATTTTGAGTAAAATAAATATAATTTCCTGCTCCTACAGGTTCAACTAAAGGATCGTGTTCAAATCTTGTTGATAACGAAATCCCTGTTCCTGTTGGTGACAATCCTGCTTCTGAACTTTGTACTTTAAATTGAGCTCTATCTGAAAAACATAATAATTCTTCGTTATAAGGAATTACATATTTTAAAATACTTACTTCATTTGAAGTAGCTGCAAGATCAATCATATCAGTTGCAAGTTGCGCTGCGACTGATGTTGCGAAAAAGTTGTAATAAGCTCCAGCTTCAGAAAATATAATATTTTCATCTGCTAATAAAACTAATCTATTTTTATAAAAAGAAATATTATTACAAGTTTTTCCAATAAATGTTGGATCAGGATTTGTTTCAGAATCTCCTGCAAGTCTATCAGTCCAAGTTAATGGAGCATAAGTAAAAGTACCATTTGCATTTCTAACAACTGCATGAGGCATTGTTGCTGCATCTAAAGATGTTTTAGTTCCTGGAGCTATTGTTTCAGACCAAACACCATTACCTTCAAATTTTACATAATATTCAGAATCTACTTGACCTTCATCTCCAGTAACTTTCATTATTGTACCAAGTGGTCCATAATAAGGAAGTTTAGTAAAATCATTTACTTCATCTCTAACAGCATACATAGCTGTATCACCAGCACCATCAGAAGTTGTTATTGTAAAATTAGCATTATTATCTGTTGGTTTAATATGAATAACTGAATCGTATTGAGTAACTGTAAAATAACTTGATATTGGACTAGCGTTTAACGCAGTTCCGCCATAAGTTCCTGGACTTCCGCCACTATGAGTACGTATTGCAGTTGCAATTTTTGCTGTATCTCTAAGTCCACCTTGAGTAGCAACATCATCTCCAGCTGGCATTGTAAATGAACTCGTAACAGCATTACCACTATTCATACTTGGGTGAGTTAAAGTAATACTATAAGTTCTACCGTAGTTTGCATTTTTAATGTAAACTAAAGCTTCATTTACTTTTGCTGCTGTAGTTGTTGCAGCCATTGCAGGTTTTATAGATTTATTTAAAATAAATGTATAATCTCCAACACTCACAAAACGAAAGTCGTTTTTGGGATTTGTGGTTGCTAAATAACTAGAGCCAGATGAAATTGTTGTTGTTTGCTCTGTACCACTAAGATTGAAAACTTTAATACCACCATTATAAACAGTAATTATATATTGATTATCACCATCTCTTAAAAATGGGTGTATTGCAGTATTTGTAGAAAAACATTGATTACTAATTAAATCACCAACAAATTCTAATGGTGGTCTTTTAATTAATCCTTTAACAATCGAAGATTGAGCATTAATCTGTGCTTCAGCTTGAGTTAAATTACGCTGTGTAGGATTTTGTTGCGATATTCCATTTACTAAATTTGGAATGGAAGTTGAAACTACACTCATTAATAATACCTTCTCGTTGAATTACGATATATTATTCTATTTGATATATCGTTTGACAGTATGTTTTGCTTTTCATTTGCAGCATCTAATTGTTCACAAGTTGTTAAAGCTGTTGCTTCATCTTGTTCAGTAAATCCTGCTAATTCTTTTGATCCTAAATATCTAGCTTGAAATCTTCTACCAGCAATTGTTACTATATATCTTCTTGCAAATTCTGGTAATTCAGTAAACGGTAATAAAATTATCATATCAACTTTAATTCCGTCTGCAAAAACGTATGTATGATTTTCTTTATCATACAAAAATCCATCTCTAATAATTACTTTTTTACTAGAATCTGGTGATCTTGTTGTAACCCAAATTGCATTTGTTGGAACTGGTATTTTATTATTTGTATCTCTTACTAAAGAATAAGATTCTTCAGTATTAAAATTCCAACCTTTTGATTGCATCGTTACAGAACTTTCATCTAAAATTTGTTTTGCAATAGAAACATCAGAACCAATATTAGTTGTAATTGATGAAACCGGAGCTTCTCCAATAATACTTAAGATAGTATTTATTGCTTGTAACTCAGTTGTATTTGTAATTTGTGTTGCCATAAAATTTTAATTTTAATTAATCACTGGGCGGCGGTTCAAATAATATGCCGCCCAATGAAAGTAAGAAGTTATTACGCTTCTTTAATACCTACTGCCGCTTCAGGACGTAACGCACCGTGTCCCATAGCGTACTTAGCTACCATCAACGTACCTTGTCTTCTGATGTCATATTCTGACTCAACTGCAAGATCCATTAATTTAACTGTTCCGACTGCAGACGGGTGTGCTACGATTGCAACGTAGTTAGATAAGTTAACAGCTTGTGGAGCTGATCCACCTTGAGTAGCTGAACCCTGATCTACACCAGAGTTGATGTTTCCAGTAACAAAATGAGGAGTTGGTATTAATTCAATACCAGCTACTTTCATTACTTTACCATCTGCTACACCACCATTAGCTCTGCCACTAAAGTCAATATTAACTGCATTAGTTGCGTTTGCTAATTTGTAGTATTCTTCAAGTCTTATGAAACACTTTCTACCTTCTTTTGGAACGTAGTGTGAATCTAAAGCCGAAGCTGCATTAAACAACTCGTCGATCATAGCGTTAGCTGCTGTCGCTGCTGTTCCTGATGCAATGTTAGCATTTGTTAATACTGTTCCTGCATCTCCACCAGTGAAGTTAGCTGTTGCTGCTGATTGACCGCCAGCTGCTTGTCCCATAGTTTGTAGGACATGTTTATCTTTCTGGAACGCGAGGGCTCTGCCAATTTCTTGGCTGTAAGCACTTCTGACATCCCAATGGTTCTTAGCTTCTTCGATATTTGAGAGAAATGCTGAACTTATAAGTAAGTCATTAATTGTAATAACTTTCTCATTATGGTTCACATCTGACCCAGTTATCTCAGCGCCCGGAGTGTGATAAGCCGCAGTGATTCTTCCCATGACAGGAAAACTCGCTGACTTCCCACTAGAAATAGCTCTCACCATTTCTGCTCCTTGCGTTACACTTGATCTTTCGAAAGCAGTTAAAACTTCTCCCGCAAAGACCTTGAGAAATAACGCATCTTCTGATCCGCCACTATTGATTCTACCAATACTAGCAGGTGTTGCATTTGCCATAATTATCTCCTTTGATTTTATGGTTGATTGTTATTTATAAAGTCCAAACAATTATAGTTTTATTGCGAGGTTGTCGTCCGCAGACGGCCAAGTTTTATTATCTTAATTTGTTTAGAAGTTGCCACCTAAATAGGTCGCACAACTATTTCTTCTTTTTGCCTTTATTCTTTTTTGGTTTTACTTTTGGTTTTTTCTTTTTATACATAAGTTTTCCTTATTTTAGTTCAGATCTTCTTAATTTATCTGAGACTTCTTTTTGATATGCTGGATCTTTACTATATCTTGGATCAGCCATTGCTTGAGTTACTTGCGCCCAAGATTCAAATGCTGCTGGTCCAGTTCCAGTTTTACCTTGTACAAATGTTGGTTCTGAATTATTACCCATACGAGCTTTTAATCCTGATACTGCTAATTTTACAGTAGCAACATCTTGAGTATTTACTGTTGTATTATAAGCTTGTATTTCTTCTTGAGTTAAATTTTCTTTAGCCCAATCCATCATTTGTTTATAAGCTTCATTTCCACCAACAACACTTTTAATATCTGTTTCAATATTAGTTGCTAGTGCTTGTTGTCCTTGAATATATCTTTCAACAACATCTTCACTTATTCCAGCTTTAGAAAGTTTTTCCATACTTTCTTTTGAAACTTCACCAGTAGTGTCGTATTCATTTTGTAAAGCTGTCATATCTAAACCAGCAGACGCCACAGCTTTTTCTGCTGCTTGATCTATTTCTAAACCTTTATCTTTATCTTCAGATTTAGTTTCTGTTTTAGTTTCTTGTTTTTCTCCAATTTTCTTTTCTAGCTCTTGATAAGATTTAATTAAATCTTCTTGAGTTTCAAATTTGCCTAAGATTTTTTCTTTAGGTTGTTCTTGAACCTCAACTTTAGGAGCTTCTTCTTTTGGAGCTTCTGTTTTAGCTGTTTCTTCAGGTTTGTCTGAAGTAGTTTCAGCTTGCTTTATTTCAACTTTATCTACCATTAATTATCTCCTTGATAGTTTTGTACAGTTTGTTGAATTTGCTCTGGAGTTACAGTTCCATCTTTAACACCATCTATAGCACCTTGAATAGCAGGACCCATACCTTGTTGAACGGCAGCATCGCCTGCTTGATCTGCTTGTGCTTGTTCTTTTTCTGCTTGTAGTGTTTCTTGATCTTTAATTAAACCTTCAGTATCAATACCGTGTGATGTTGCAAGTCTTGTAATCAAATCCATAATATTTACTAAACTTACAGCTTCAGGATTCATTTGTGCAATTGATCCAATATCAGAAACAAATGATCTTAATTTAACTAAATCATTACCTCTACCTAAAGCTTCTACACCAGTTATAATTGTTGGTTGAATACTTCCTTTAGGTAATTTTGGTATTCTTTGTTTAACTGATAATTTTTTCATTAACAAATTAACTAAAGGTAATTGTAATTCTTGTGACAATAAAGAGTATATTCCTCCTAATGCACTTTCTAGTTCGTTTGCTAATTTTCTAATTTCTTCTGCTGTTACTCGTTCTGCATCTCTTGTAACTGCACTTTGTAATAAGAAGTCATAACTTAATCTTTCAGCTATAGTATTAATACTTCTTTCAACAATTTGTAAATCGTATTGTTTTTCAGTTTGTAAAGTTGCTACATCATCTTTTGATCCAGTAATAATATCTCCATTTGAAGATTCAACTAAATCTCTTTTTTTAGTTACTGCATTTGGTTTTACTAAAAATACTACTTTTGAAGATGCTGCTGCAGATTCTAATAAAGCTTTTGATAAACCTTCTAAGCTTTTTAAATCTCCAAGAAATTCCTCTACATAAGATCTTCCGTAAGATTCTGAATCAACTCTAATCATACGTAATGGTATGTAAGGTAAATCATCTTCTTTCCATTTACCATAACTTCCTGGAATTTCTACTTTGTTACATTCTTGGTAACCTACAAAATTATTTTGATCTACTCTTTTAATACATGTATAAATATCTACATCTTCATCTTTTACTGTTACTGCACACGCAGTTTTAATTTCATCAGATAAAGTTAAAGGTGATACACTTTCTTTAATAACAATTTCTGTTAAATTATCGTCACTGTCTCTGTCTACACAATATTGATTTAATGCGTAGATTTTCATTTTACCTTCTTTATTTAAGTAAACTAAAACATTACCAGTTATAATTAAATGTTTAAGTGCACTAAAAGTTGGTACTCGTATTGCACTTTGTTCTATGAAAGTCATTACTTCTCTTTCAATTTTACTTAAAGATCTTTCTACATTACTTTTTAATTCAGGTTGTTGTTCTAATTCATCTCTAATTTTACCAGATAAACTTAATCTGAAAAATGGAGCGTTAGGTGGAAGTAATAACAATAATAATTTTGATGCTAAATTGTTTACTCCTCTAGCTCCTACAGATTGAAAAGGTGTATAAAGAGTATTGCTACTACCAAATCCATCATACGGCATTATTGCTGGTAAAGTTAACTCAGCGCACTCTTCAGCACGATCTAAAAAGTTATCTCTTTTAGCAGATAATTTTTCGTATAATTTACGTAAATTATTTTCTTGATTTTCCATATCTTATTGTAAATTAAGCAGGTATATTTAAACCAGATTTACCAGCTACCATCACATCAGTTCGTAAAGATTTTTTACCTAATTTCTTTCGAGCTTTTTTCTTAGTAGCTTCCATACCTTCAGTTTCGACAGCTAAATCCAAATCAGGTATTTTGCTATCTGATACCGGTGTTGTTGGTACCGGACTTGGCGCTGGAGGTGGTGGATCAGGCATTCTAGGTCTTCTAGGTGCACACATATTATTTCCTCTTTAATATATTATTTGATTGTTTTGATTTTAAAAATTCTACAACAGAACGTTGTCCACTTTTAAAAAATATTTGTCTTTCGCTTTCATTTAGATCAGCGCATTTATTTGGAAACAATTTGTCTAAATCTTTTATCAAATCGTCTGTTTTTAAAGGTAGTGTATATTCTTCGTTTTCTGCCATAAAATCCTTAATTTTATCTAAACATGCTACTATTTGCTTAATTTTTCTTTTTCTTTTTGTATCAAATAATCAAGATAATTTTTTGCTTTTAACAAATCTTCTAATCCGTTTTTATGTCTCCAACGAGTTACATATTTGATAACATTTCCCTCATTATAATCTAACTTATTTTCAGTTATATAATCTCTAGGTTGGATTTTTAATTGATTATAGTGTTTTGGATCTGCTGGATCTTTAGCTGCCATTTGGCCTCCACATTCTTATTTTTTTAGTTTTAAAATTATAATCACCATGCTGCAAAATATAAGCTAGTCTTGCTTGTAATAATGCAGAATCGGGATTAAGCTTTGCTTTACTAAAAGCATTTAATACAGACTTCCAAAGATTTTTTGTATCTAAAATCTTTTCAGCTTTGACTGGTCCAATTCCAGGACAGCCAGGAAAATTATCACTTGCATCACCACATAAAGTTTGAAATGCATGATTGTATTGTGCTTTCTTTTTAGTAATTTTTTCTACTGTTTCTAAGTCTTTACTTATTTGACCTGGAATAGTTTTTAAATCTTTATCAATAGATATAATAATTTTATTACCTTTTATTTTTGGATCAGTAGCAAATATTCCCATTAAATCATCTGCTTCTAATCTTGGTTCACTAATAGCTTCGTGTTCCTCAAATAAATATCTTTTTAATTCATACAAAACTGTAGGTTTTCTACGATTAATTCTATTTAATTTATATTCAGGATATATTTGTTTTCTAAAATTATTTGAATCTGACAAAAAGATATAAATCTTTTTTGCATTAAAATTTTTAGAAATATTTTTTAAATATTCTTTTACTTTATCTTTGCACTCTTTAAAATCTGCTGAAAGAGTCCATAAGTCATCGCCCCAGTGTATAGCTTGTTCTGAGTTACTAGCTATTGTGTAAGCTAATATATCTCCATCTACTAATAATATATTTTTCATTTTATTGGTTTACCATCGTTATAATGTACAAAATGTTTTCCATCTTTAGTCTTGCAATAATGAGCCCATACAATTTTATCTTTGTATTTTCTGTGGATCCAAACTTCACCATTGCCTTCTTTATAATTTGGATTCTCTACAAATTGTGTATGTTCATCTACTTTATCTGAACACCACTCACCTATTGCTAATGCAACAGGTACTTTAGCTACTTCACCATTTAACAAGTGAAGTATCATCATTACTGTTTTCATTTTAGATTTTTTAAATAGTCTGCAAGTGCGTATAATTCTTTGATTGTTGCGTTACGTTTTATTGTGTTTGCTTTAGCTGAAATCCACTGAACGTTACCTGATACGTAACCTTTTTTATTATTTATTCTATCAAGTGACGGTGAAAATTCATTTAATCCTCCACCAAAAATAAATGGAGTTTTAAATACTGGACATTTGTTATCTTTAGGATAAAGACTCTTAACTTCTTTTAATTTAATTGTGTGTTTTAAATCTTTCTTTTTAGCTCTGCGTTGTGATGCTTGCCAAGCTTGTGTAATACAAATATCAATGTAATCTTCAAATTTAATCCAGCGTTCTGTGTATCTAAATTTACGTTGTCTTATATCAAGATAAACCCAACCATTTTCAACATAACCTCTTTTTAAAATTCTTCCGCTGAGTTTTTTACTAATGTATTTCTTTCCAATTCGGCCCAATACGTGACTCTCCTGTTAATGGAACTCTGAGATGCGATTTAACTCCAGCCCTTTCGATCGCTTTAATCACTTCTTTTTTAATTGTTTCTGCCTTATCTTTTTTTACTTCTAATATTAATTCATCGTGAATCCACGCAACTAATCTACAATCATCATTTAAAAATTCTTTACACTCTGCAATCCAATGTTTGCTAGCTATTGCAGCTCCACTTTGTAATAAACTATTTAATGCACTGTGTTGTGATCTACAAAATATTCGTCTACCATCAAGTCCACCAATATCTCCTCTAGCTCCAACTTCTTGAACTTTGTTTACTAAAGTTTTTAATGCAGGAATCTTTTTTAAAAATTGATCTTTTAATCTAAAACCTTCTTGTGGTGTTGTATTCATTACTTCTGCTAATTTTTTTCCACCACCTCCATAAAGAAAAGTATACATAAATCTTTTTGCTAACCATCTTTCTTCTTGTGTTAGTCCAAGTGCTTGTAATGTTCGTGTATGTATATCTCCATTAATAACATCATCAGCGTATTCACCACCATCATAAGCAGATATATAATGACCTAACACACGTAATTCTATTTGGCTCATATCAGCTCCAACTAAAACATAACCATCGGCAGCTTTAAATAATGATCTACACTCCGGACCAAACTCTAAAATTATTGCTGGTACTTGAGCTAGGTTTGGATTGCTATGTGTAGCTCTTCCTGTTATTGCACCATTAGTATTTATTGATCCATATATTCTATTGTTCTTTTCTAATTTTAACCAAGCATTGTTGCCTTCAGCTATTTGTGCAATACGCTTTTGAATCATAAAATATCTCGATAATATTTTTGCCTCTGGGTAATCTAATTGTTTTAAAATTTCGTCATCTACTTTTGGTTTACCATCTGGAGTAAATTCTTTTGGTTTCCAATTACGTATTTCTTTTAATCTAAAAGCTATATGATCTCTTGAATTTGGATTAAATTGTATTTTTTTCTTTTTAATAAAAGGCATACCAGCTATGTAACCCATTTTTTTGTTATCTCTTTTTGGAATAAAAGTAGATTCCTCAATCCACGGGGGAAAGAACTCATGCAATTGTTTTGCTAATGTTTCTCTTTCTGCTGATAATTTTGAATATAATTCTTTTGCTTTTGCAGTATCAAATTCAATACCGTTAAGCATCATTTGTGTACATATCTTTTGTACATCGTGTTCTAGTTTTAATGACTCTTCAGAATATTCTTTAGTCATTAATTTATTATATAATGTATGTGTTACATGAACATCTTGCTCACAATATTTTAACATCTCAGGTGTATACACAGCCCAATCAACTGGCTTTTCGCCTTTGTGCATTTTAAGTCTGTAACCCCAAGCTTTTAAACTTTGTGATGAAATAAGATTTTTTGGAAAACCACTATGCATCATTTTAAAATCTATTTCTCTAATATGTGCGTAGATTAAACGACAAGCAACTAGTGTATCGTAAACCTCACAATCAATATCTACATTTAAAACTTTTTTTAAAACTGGAATATCAAAAGCTATTAAGTTGTGTCCAATTAATAACTTAGCGTTTTTAATTTTCTTTAAACAAGTATCAATGTCGTTAAATATTTCATTTGTATTAATATCTTTCATTACAATACAATGAATTTTTGTAACTTTATCTAATAAGTTATCACACTCTAAATCTAATATATAATGCATTAATTAATCCTCATATAAACAACTTCAATCATGTAAGCCGATAAACTCATGAACGAGATTATGTCTAACATTTTTATAA